AAAACCCCCATACTGGAGAATACTCAGTATTTATCCCAAATGCTGGAGATGATGCAAACATGTTAGGGGTTTTAAAAAAATTTGGAATAGGAGAACCACCTTACACTAGCCCACATCTTAGGTAAACTCTAAATCAGATTTATCTTAATTTAATTGATAAATAAATCACAACAACGAACCGCTAACTATTAATTTAAACAAAACATCTAGAATAAACCAATTTTATTCCCTCCCATCTACACAATACTTAAAAAAGCTTGGCCTAGCCAGGCTTTCTTTGTATATTCCATATTTATACATAAACCACTCATGGCTCGCTATTCATCTATACCCGTTATCACTACACAGGACAACCCAAAACGTAGATTCATCAACGTTAAATACCCGGACATCCCTCGTGACTTTGCAGACACATACATTTACACAACACAAGGTGACCGCTACGATTTACTAGCACAAACATATTATGGTAATTCAAGCCTGTGGTGGATAATATCCAGAGCCAACCCAACACAACCATGTGACTCCATGTACCCCGGTATTGGAGCACAAATCAGAATACCAGCATCATCCCGCATACCAACCATTTTAGGTACATTTGAAAATTTAAACAGAATATAAAGTTATGCCAAACATTATAGGGGAACCAATACACGATTATGTTGCAAAACAAATAAACCACCGCCAACGAATTCATGGTTCGGGTCAAGACACCAATGAACGATCACAAGAATACATCACATACCTTAACTCAAAAACAGCGTGGGTGAAATTGGCATCTGGTGTGTCATTAAACGATGCGCGTGTTACTGAAGAAAAACTACGTGGTGGTACGGACCAAATGCCCGGAAGTACATTAGCAACACGATACGTGTTATTTAATGGTACATCCCACATTGAAAACAACTATTTAACCCAGCGTGGTACAGATCCACAAAAAGACAACGTTACCGACTACTATACAGGAACATACAACGTAAATGCATTCACTGAAAACTCAGAATTTGGTTTAGTACCTATGCCTGGTATCGAAAGCGCTGAAATCAAATGTATGAACCGTGGTTCCATTAAACGTGCCACAGTTAAAATTAAGTGCTATTCACCCGAACAATTCCATATATTAGACTTGCTATACATGCGTATAGGTTATACCATGTTATTGGAATGGGGTAACAGTTTATATTGGAGTAATAGTCAAGACAACTTGCAAGAAATGGGATACACGCTAGTTGAGGATCCGGATGGTTTCTTTAAGCAACACGACCAATACACCATGTTGAACAAAATATCCCAATACCGTGAAGCAAAAAGCGGCAATTACGATGCACTGCTAGGTAAAGTAGTAAATTTCAGTTGGCAGTTTGCACAAGATGGGTCGTATGATATTACACTGGATCTAATTAGTTGGGGAGATGTTGTAGAGTCATTAAAATGTAATGTAACACCATCCTTATTCATCTCCAATTTCATCAAATCACACAGCACAACCCCCGACGATGTATCCAGTGACCCTGCTAAAGATATAATATCTGCATTTTTATACATGCAAAAAATGTATATGGATACCAACAACGATATGACCGATTTAGAGGAACAAGACATATCTAGTCAGGATGTAACCATGGTATATGATTTAGGGGGTACACCAACCAAGGTAAATGTTAAATCAAAATTTGTCACCCCTCCCTTAGACGGCATACCAGTAGGTACTACAGATACAGCTACTCATTTTACCAACTACCAAGAGGCATTCAACTGGGTGAATAGTCTAGACAATGTTAGTGCTCCTGTAGATGTAGGTAGTTTTGATGCCTTCACTTCACAAATAGGCACTCAATATTACATATACAATACAACATATGCTGGTAGTGACTATACTGCTATAGTTCAAAATATAAGTTCCACCACACCACTACAAACAACCACTAGTAAAAAATGGGACGTAGTATATATAAACTACAACAATGGTATTACCGCAAACAATACCGATATTGGTTATTACATGCGTTTAGGACATTTTCTTGACTTTATCAATCAATATGTTATACCTAAAGAAGAAAGAACAAACTCCCCACTTATTAAAATAAATACCACCCGTATTAATAACCGTATGTTTACTATGCCATATCAAGTATCATTAGATCCTCGTGTGTGTATCGTGAATAGTGGAGGTGAAAACGTAAATACCAAACAGTATTTCACAGAATTAGCACCATATAAAAGCACACCTGACGAAGGCATCACATATAAGGAAGGCAGTGCATATATTATGAATATATATGTTAACCATAGTATGTTAATAGGTAAAGTATCATCCCACCTCGACGAAAATGGTAATTTAAAACTATTCGATTTCATCAACGAAATATGCGTTGAATTGAACAAAGCATTGGGTGGTATTAATAACCTAGAACCAGTAATAGACGAAACAACAAATACCTTAACCATAATTGACCATAGCTACAACGAAATAAAAAAAGGAGACGCATATGGGCTCGAACTATATGGCTACAACCCAGAGTTTAAATCCTCAAACTTCGTACGTAACTTCAATTTAAAAACTGAAATCACTCCTGATTTTGCCACCATGGCCACTATTGGTTCAACTGCTGGTGGATATGTTAAGGGTGTTGAAAACACTATGTTCTCGAAATGGAATCGTGGTATAGTGGACCGTTACAAAGAAAAATACACCTCCGGTGATGTTGCTAGTAGCGCCAATGAAGAAGATGTACGTGAGAAATATGTGAAAGAATTTTGGATGCAACGTGAGGCGGCATTTGGTTTAATTAAAAATAGTGATGGTGCAATTGAGTTAGACGACAATATCATCGAAAAAAACAAATCCACCGTTAGTGAATTCTACAAATACGTTAACTACCGCATCCACAAAGATACAGACGGAAAATATGCATCACCAACTAATGGCTTCACCCCAGTATCACTGGGAATAACTATGGACGGTATATCTGGTATAAAAATATACAATTCGATTGCGGTTGCAACTAGATTTTTACCCCCAAAGTACCCTGAAAATATGCACTTCATAATTAAAAGTGTTAACCATAAATTGTCCAATAGTGATTGGGAAACATCAATAGAAACAGTAGTCATAGCTAAAGAATCACAAGATGCCACAATATAAATTACCATATAGCGACATAAAAAAACGTGTAGACGCCATCATTGGTGAAGGTGCACAAGTAGTACTAGGAAATATGGCTGCTCAAGGCATTATTTCCCCCACAAACACCATTATACAAGGGGATACTGTACCCCCAACCCTAGATTCTCCACCACAATATGATCGAAATATTTCATTCAATAATACCATTAAAAACACATATATACCTAAGTTAAATAATATACAGGGTTATTCAAAAGGACTTAAACTACTGGCCACTGTAATGACCTACCAAGAAGGATTTTACCCAAGCTCATTATCATACCGAACTAACAACCCCGGCAATATAGGCAACACGGGTATTTCCACTAAAACCTACCCCACACTTGATAAAGGTATACAAGCCCAGTTACAACTACTTAAAAGTGTCAGCAATGGAAGTGAAAGGAATTACTCCTTAAATACGGTAAAACAACTTCCCCCATCCTCACCATATCCTGGATATAAATTTACATATACTGGTAAAATCAAACAATTTGTAAAAATATATGCAGCCGGTGCTCGCTCATCAAATTCCTATATTACCCTAATAGTATCATACTTCCACCAAAAAGGATACACATGGGTAACTGAAGACACCACACTCCAACAATTAGCAGCAATTAACTAAACATGTACCTACCACAATCACAATACAAAGCAAACCTATTCACCAACGGTGGCGAATTTAAAATCGCTACCACCGGTGAAATATATTCAGGTTACTATTTCGAAACATACAAAAACGAAAGATATACCGGCAAATCACCACAAGACGGTACACCACAACTCTTGCTACCACTAATTGAACAAACCAATTTACCCAACAATTCAGTAACACCTGAACGTGTTGAAATATTTATTTCACCAAATATGGAATATATAAACACAGCCAAACCACGTTTAATCCCGCAACCAAACCCAACACAACCAACACCTGATGACTATGTAAACGGTTTATTCACACGTTACTTCTGTAAGAAAAACAACGAACTAAAGTACATGGAAATCGACCAACCCACATATACCAAATTAAAATCAAAAGATACCACTATAGCATGGGACTTATACACACCAATACCAATCCAGTGGTATATCGACGGTGAAATTGAGAAAGTGTACAATGTAAACAAGTCAATTGTGAACTTGGTGGAAGTGGAGGAAAAGTGGTATGGTTTCTCGCAATACTTTAAACAAGACTACGCAAAATACTTTGCTGTTTAACATTTTATTCGTATCTTCAATCCATGTTTTGGCTAATTGAGGATACAGATAAAATTGACATTTTATGTCGCATACGTCATAAAAACGTATACGTGGACATACTCCCTATATCCCACACTCACCATGCACAAGAAAACGAGATATGCGCATTATACCTCAAACCAACACAAAACGACAAAGGATATATACTCCCAGTAAACCACAACGACACAATCAATTTACCAATTGAATTGATTCAAGAAGTACTGGACAGTATCGAAACAATACACGTACACGACAAAAAGGAATTCCTCCACTACTTCACACACAAAAGCATAGCTTGCCCCGTACCGGGAATACACGTTAAACTACCCACACATACACCAACACACGAATATTTTTACCGTTTATATCCAGGCCGAGCAGACGTTAACGCATTCATACCAATTGTAAAACATTACGAATGGTTTGAGCACCGTTTTGCTATGTTACCCGAAACAAACACAACCCACTTCTACAACCGAGCATCCATTGTATACAATATGCTGGAACGTAGTGGAATATCAGTTAATACAAGCGAGTATAAGCGATGCTTCGGAAAAGACGATGTGCAACGCGCCTATACACACTACAATTTAAATACTACAACCACAAGACCATCAAATACATTTGGTGGTATTAACTTTAATACTTTAAACAAAGACAATGGCGAACGAGAATGCTTTGTACCGAACAACGATACTTTCATTGAGCTGGATGTTAGTGCTTACCATCCTGTTATTTTATCACATTTGGTGGGTCATGACTTTGGTGGGCAAGATGTGCATCATTATTTTGCGAACCTATATAATGTGGATTACCACAAAGCAAAGGAGATCACTTTCCAGCAACTTTACGGAGGAATTTGGAAACAGTACGAAAATTTAGTATATTTCCGTAAAGTAAAAGAATATACAGACACATTATGGCACCAATTTAATACCCAGGGATACATTGAATGTCCATTATCGCAATATCGATTTGAGCGCGATAAACTGGAGGAAATGAATCCACAAAAGTTACTCAACTACGTGTTGCAAAACTTCGAGACAGCAACTAACGTTAAACTAATGTGGAGTATATTTAAATTGCTGCGTGGTAAAAACACAAAACTTGTACTGTCCGTATACGACAGTTTCCTGTTTGACGTTGACGAGTCAGAAACAGAAACCATTTCACAAATACTGGACGTATTTAAACAATGTAACCTAACTGTGAAGGCCAAAGCGGGCAACACATATAATTTCAAATAAAAAGTAGTTATGTATCCAACCTTAGAAGAATCTTTGTATACGTATAATACGAGTCATGGCTATGACTATGACCTATTTATGAATACAGACTTAAACATGAACAATCGTTTACTATGTACTT